TGCTTCCCGAGCTCGTCAAAAAAGCTCAAGCAGAAGCCAACATCTCCAGCGCCAACGTCGCCGAAGCCGAAGCCACCAGCCAATGGTACAAACAAGTACCAGGCGCAGGCGCAGGCGGCAAAGCCAGCAACATGCTGAAAGACATCATCAGCATCTACAAATCCCTGAAAGGAAACTAACCATGCGAAGCCCTATCTACACAACCAACGCAAAGCTCGCCGAATACCACGACAACACACCCACCATGACCGACCAATCCGGAGCTCGAGACACCGACATCAACGTCATCGTGGGTCAGTTCGGCATCAGCGGAACCGTGCCTGGCACACAAGGCACGGCACAAAACCTCGATCTCACGGAAATCCCAACGGACCTCCGGTCCATGATCGAGAAAGCCAGAGAGCTCAACGAGCTCAAAAACGGCCTCCCGCCTGAATACCAACACCTCAGCACCGAGGAACTACTCACAACACCACCGGCCGCGCTCGCACAGCTCACCAAAGACGCCAGCACCATCAGGGAGCGCAGAACAAAACTCCCTGACACCCTGAAGCGCACCAGCGACCTGGACATCCTGTCCTGGACAGACGCACAATTCGAGAGCATCATCACACCCGCGCAAACACGCGCGGAGGAGAACAAGTGAACATCTACGCACTACACGACCGATTGCTCGACCACTGGCGAACACCGTTCGCCGCACCAACAGACAAAGACGTCCTTGCAAGCCTCTCAACCACCATCACCAGGGAGCCCGACTCCGATGTCGCGTACGCACCGCACCACTTCGAGATCTGGAAGCTCGGCGAAGTCCACGAACAAACAGGCCGCCTCGAAGCGAAACACGAGTTCATCGCAGACTGCAGCACCCTCGTTCGCGCTCGACGGCAACCCAGCGAGCCCGGAGAGCGCCCGATACCGATCCCTGATGGCCGCATCCGTCGACCGGTTGACGAGGCTCCAAACGCTCCCAATGCCGGCCAACGCACTTCTGCGTAGCCGGCACAAAAGCAAAATGGCCAGAGAGCGCAAACTACAGGCAGATCTAACCGATCTGACTGACTAAGACAACCACTGCCCAAGGCAAGTGGTGTCACCAGTACCATCTGAATCTAGTAGCAGATGGTACGAACCGGATATAAGGGGGGCGGCAACGCCCCTCTTTACATCCCGAGGAACCTATGAAACGCCGCCCACTCTCACCGCGCAAACACGCGCACAAGTTCAACAAGACCCGCAACAAGTCCAGGGCGATCAACTCGCCCACAATGGTCATGCGAGGAGGACGCCGCCTCTAACATGCCCTGCGAACAACCAATCGAAGCATGGAGGCCCGCCATCGGCGGGCCTCTGCTATTCAAACCACCGACCAACGGCCGGGCTTACAACAAAATGCAACTGCCTTGCGGCTACTGCATCCTCTGCCGAACAGAACAAGCACGGCAAGCAGCCGTGCGAATCATCCACGAAGCAACACTCCACCAAGAGAACTGCTTCCTCACACTCACCTACGACGACGCACACCTACCACCACACGGAAGCCTCCGATATGAAGACCTGGTCAAATTCTGGAAACGACTTAGACGCATGGTGGAAAGAACTTCGACGCATCGAACGCACCTGCAAACCCGCTACTACGCCGTCGGCGAGTACGGAGATAACAGCCTCAGACCGCACTATCATGCATGCCTCTTCGGTCACGCGTTCATCAGTGAACGCATCATTCTCAGAACTACACCGAACCTCCTGTGGACAACCACCGCACTCCAGCAACTCTGGGGACACGGACACGTCAGCGTCGGTACGCTGAACTTCGCAACAGCGCGCTACACCGCCAGCTACATCACCAAGAAGTTACGCAGCAAACAGCAATACGTGCGCGTCGACAAAGCCACAGGAGAGCTCATCCGCGTGGAACAACCACGCGCCTTCATGAGCAGAAACCTCGGAAAAGGATGGTGGGAACAGTGGGGCGAACAATTACGCCACCACGACCACGTCATCATCCAGGGAGCGCGGCAAAAGCCGCCAAAAGCCTACGATCGGTGGTTAGGCGAAGTTGACGAATCACAAATCAATAAAATCAAAGAAGAAAGACAAAAACACGCAACTAAGCTCACACCAGATCAGAATCGCGCGCGCGCGCGAAACGCGCACGCACGCGTAAAGCAAAAGAGCAAGAGCGTCTGACGACGTGCGCCTAGGGGCGCTCGTCAGACGCAAGAAAGGGTTATCCACAGCCGTTGTCCACACGAAGTGTGGACAAGGGTGGATAACCAGACCAAGAGCAGAAGCAAGAACGCTATCGCGTATCAAGGAGACAACATGTACAGAAACACCACAGCACAGCAACACAACTTCGCCCAGGTGCCCCGGGCTGACATCCCGAGAAGCCGCTTCAAAATGCGGCAAACGAGAAAGCAGGCGTTCAACGCCAGCGAACTCATCCCAATCATGTGCGAAGAAGTTCTCCCCGGTGACACCTGGCAACACACCGAAAGCATCATGGCGAGACTCGCCACACCCATCGCACCAGTCGTAGATGACCTAGACCTCGAGACCTGGTACTTCTTCGTACCAAATCGAATCCTCTGGCCAACATGGGAAGACTTCATCACCGGCGTCAACACCAGCACCGTCATCCCAACCGTCACACCGCACTACAGCTCCGGCACAGCACTCCTCCGACCGAACAGCGTCCTCGACCACTTCGGACTACTGCCACAGGACTACAGCAGCCCGTACCTCAGCGTGAACGTGCTGCCCATATGGGCCTACTTCACTATCTACAACCAGTGGTACCGAGACCAGAACCTCCAAGAAGAATGGACCTGGTCACCAACATGGACCACCGCAAACAGCGACACCATCCACCTCGCGGTCACCACCGCAACCACTTGGGACCAAATGCCCCTCAGGGTCAACAAACGACACGACTATTTCACCAGCTCACTGCCATGGGCACAAAAAGGCACAGCCGTCGCACTACCGCTCGGCACAAGCGCCACGGTCAAGACCTCATCCACTGAACTACTCACAGGCGTACAAAACGCCGCCCTCTACAGAACCATCGCAGGCGCAGTACCAACAGCGAACTTCGGACTCAGCACAGCAGGAGGGGCGATCGGCACCAACGCCACGGCAGCCGCCGTCACCGGCGGCGTCATCTACCCAACAAACCTCTACGCGGATCTCAGCACAGCAACAGCCGCCACCATCAACGCGATCAGACTCGCGTTCCAAACACAGAAACTGCTCGAAAGAGACGCCCGCGGAGGCTCACGCTACGTCGAACAACTACTCAGCCACTTCGGAACCAGATCACCAGACTTCAGACTGCAGATCCCCGAATACCTCGGCGGATCCAAAATCCCCATCACAGTCAACCCGATCGCACAAACAGCGGCATTCGACGCACAACCCGACCCCGCCAATCCCTCCAACATTGGAAACCTGGGCGCGGAAATGCACGCCAGCGGACACAAGCGAACGTTCACATACGCAGCCGTCGAACACGGCTACATCATCGGCCTGACCGCAGCCAGGGCAACACCCACCTACCAGCAGGGAACCAGAAAACACTGGCGCCGATCCACACGCCTGGACTTCTACTTCCCCGTATTCGCAATGCTCGGGGAACAGGCAGTGGCCACACAAGAAATCTTCCAGCCAGTCAACAACACCCCCAGCAACGCCACCTGGGGATACCAGGAACGTTGGGCGGAATACCGATACACGCCCAACGAAATCACCGGCGTGCTCAGAAGCACAGCTGCACAGCCGCTCGACTGGTGGCACTACTCAGAAAAGTTCGCAACCGAACCCGCCCTCAACAACGCGTTCATCACCGACAAAACGCAAGAAACGCTCGCACGATCGCTCGCCATCGACACCACCACCAGCGAGCAATGGAGTGCACAAATCATCATGGACATCCTGCACGAAAGCACCGTCGCAAGACTGATGCCAACCTACAGCGTCCCAGGCCTCATCGACCACTTCTAGGAAAACACACATGCCATTTCCAATCGCACTCGCCCCGGCACTCATCGGCGCCGGGGCAGACATCATCGGCGGAGTCCTGGGCCACAGCGCCCAAAGCAAAGCCAATCGCACCAACATCAAGCTGCAGCGCGAGCAACAAAACTGGGAAGAGCGCATGTCCAACACCGCATGGCAACGCAGCGTCGAGGACATGAAAGCCGCACACCTCAACCCAATGCTCGCCTACAGCCAAGGAGGAGCCTCAACACCAAACGTCTCAGCAGCAACCGTACAACCCGAAGATGCCTTCGCACGAGGCGTCACCAGCGCCGGAAGCAAAGCCATGCTCAACCTACAAGCCGAGCAAACCGTCGCAGGAATCCGCCTCACCAACGCACAAGCAAGGGATGCGCAAAACCGAGCAGACATCAGCGAGGTAGAAGCCAACGTCGCCAAAGCAGGCAGCGCGCAGCGGATTTCCACCGCTGCGCAAACCCAGTTCCTGCAATTCGACCAACTCAAACGCCAGGTGGACAACCTCACCAAAACAGGAGAGCTCACAACCGCACAAGCAACACAGATCAAACAGATGCTTCCCGAGCTCGTCAAAAAAGCTCAAGCAGAAGCCAACATCTCCAGCGCCAA